GACCCGCTGATCGAGGCGACACCAGCGCTCCGCGAACTGGTCGCCGCGCCCCGCTCCCGCGACGCCGGGAACAGCCTGTTCCGAAAATCCTTCCCCGGCGGCCAGCTGGTGATGACCGGGGCGAACAGCGCCGTTGGTCTGCGCTCGACGCCCGTCCGCTACCTGTTCCTCGACGAGGTGGACGGCTATCCCGGCGACGCCGATGGCGAGGGCGATCCGGTCGATCTGGCGATCCAGCGCACGGCAACCTTCCGGGGCCGGCGCAAGATCTACATGGTCTCGACGCCCACGCTGAAGGGCCACTCGCGCATCGAGGCAGCCTTCGAGCACAGCGACCAGCGCTTCTACCACGTCCCGTGCCTGCATTGCGGCGACATGGCCCCGATCACCTGGGCGCGCATCCGCTGGCCCGAGGGGCGGCGCGACGAGGCGCATCTGGTCTGCGAGGCCTGCGGCGGCATCCACCACGAGCATGAGAAGCCCCGCCTGCTGGCCGCGGGGGAATGGCGCGCGACCGCCGAGGGCGACGGCCGCACTGCGGGCTTCCACCTCTCCGCGCTCTATTCCCCATGGGAGACGTGGGCCGAGATCGCCGCGGAGCACGGCCGCGTCCGCAAGGACCCGCCCCGCCTGCAGGTCTGGGTGAACACCAAGCTGGGCGAGTCCTGGGAGGACCAGGCGGGCGACACCGTCCCGGCCGACCCGCTCATGGCGCGCCGCGAGGACTGGGGCGACGCGCTGCCCGCCTCCGTCGCCGTGCTGACCGCGGGCGTGGACGTGCAGGGCGACCGGATCGAGGTGCAGATCCTCGGCTGGGGCCGCGACGAGGAGGCGTGGGTCGTCGACTACCGCGTGCTCTGGGGCGACCCGTCCGGGCCGCGGCTCTGGGCCGATCTCGACATGGTGCTGCAGGCGACCTTCCCGCATCCCGCAGGGCACGACCTGCCGGTACGCGCCGCCGCCATCGACACCGGCGGCCACCACACCAAGATGGCCTACGAATTCTGCCGCACCCGCCTCGCCCGCCGCATCTGGGCGATCAAGGGCCGCGGCGGGCCAGGTATCCCCGTCTGGCCGCGCCGACCGACGCGGACCAACAAGGGCAAGATCCCGCTGTTCATCGTCGGCGTGGACGCGGTGAAGGACGCGGTCTACGCCCGCCTGCGGCTGACCGAGCCCGGCCCCGGCGCGATCCACTTCCCGCGCCGCCTCGACGCGGACTATTTCCGCCAGCTGACCGCCGAGCGCGTCGTCACCCGCTTCGAGCGCGGTCGTCCCATCCGCTCCTGGCAGCCGAAGCGCGACGGCGAACGCAACGAGGCGCTGGACACCTTCGTCTACGCCCACGCCGCCCTGCACGGACTCATCAGCATGGGGCTTAGGCTGAACGAGGAGGTGGAGGGGGTGGCGGCTGCGCCGACGCTGCAAAGCGCCGAAGGTGCTGCGGTGATCCGATCTTCTTGGATGGGAACATAGCTTGCGCCGACTGCTCATCGCGAGCTGGATGGGAAAAATGGGCTAGCCATAATCCTACCTATTGACGTAGCCATATTTTGGCTCATATATGGCGTCATGAAGTGGCTAGGGACTTAGATATGCGCACAGAACACATGGAACATCGGATGTGCCAGCGTCGCATCTCCGAGGAAGAGATCAGCATGATCCTTGAGCTCGGAGAGTGGAACGCTCGTGCGGACCGCCTTGTCTTGTCCGGAGACGCATGCGCCCGGGAGGAACGTGCCTTGCGGAAAGAAATCGCGGAGCTTGAACGCAAAGCCGAGAAGCAGCGTGAACAGAGGGGGAATGAGGCATGATCAGCGAAGAAATCGATCGCAAGCGGATGAGGCTGAAAGTCCTCGAACGTTTGCGCCGGACTGGTGGAGCGACCCTGGCTATCGGCGATGATGGAGCAACCCAGATCACAGTTTTCCGCAATACCAAGAGGTTCCGTCACAATGCCAAGAGGTACTGCCGTGGCTGAAGAGCATACTCGATCCTTCACGACGAAGCGCGGTGAATTCACCGTCCGCGTTATTCAGGACAAGCTTCCTGAGAATACAGAAGAGGACGTCAGGCACACAAAGCATGACCGAAAGTTCAACATCCGCGTAAAGCAGGATGATGTGTGCCTTCTCGACGCACTGGCCAAGCTCCACGGAGTGACGAGGTCCGCGCTGATCAATGAAATCCTTCATGACATCGTGCGCGATGAACTTATGAGCATCGAAGAGGATGATGCGCGGGTTCTGTTGGCTCATGTGGCAGACTTGTCCGCGTCGTACGACGAACTGTCTCAGCCGTGGGTCTATGACGCACTGGGGCCCGACTTTCGACACATGCTTCACAGCATGTTGGAGTACAGCAATGCTCATGGTCAACCACCCGATGTGAGTATGCCTTCGGGTTATCAGTATACGGAAGAAGACTACCGCAGTCCCACCTACCTCGGCCTGCGAGACAAGTTGAAAGGTCTGGCGCAATGACTAATGGCATACTGTCCAAACTGATTCATGAGATCGGAGAGGCGCACGCTGACGCCCGCGCCGAGAGTTACGCCATGGTGAACGTGCGACCCGGCGAGAAGGTCGCCGTGATGCTCGACCTTTTGTCCAGGCTATCGGGCAAGAGTCCCTCTGCGCTGATTGCAGATGAAATATCACGCCGTTTGGCCGCCTATGCGGCATCTTCCCCGAGGAACACTGAAGCGATTTTGGATGCCGTTGAAAAGGCACTTGAGCAGGACAATGCGTACGGCTTCCAGGAGGGCAGCGCCCTAAAGTTACTTCAAAAGTCCGGTATCGTCGAAATCGATGACCCCATAAGCAAGCAGCTGCAAAACACTCTCAAGTTTTCCAAAAGCACGTAAGTCGAGGATGGATATTTTAATGACGCATCGAGTAATTTACCCACCTCTCACAGAGCACACGCTCCTTCGGCAAAAGCTGACTGCGGGAGAGAAGATGGTCTTGGACCTCTTTAACGAACATCTGCCGAGCGGCTGGGAAATTTACGTTCAACCGCATTTGAACGGCCTAAGACCAGATTTCGTCCTCATGAATCCAAATGGCGGCATCGGCGTGTTCGAAGTAAAGGATTGGGATCTTGGTGCCATGCGGTATTTCACTAAGAAAGATCAGTGGGGTCACTCGCTATGGGCCGAGCGCGATGGCAAGGAATTCTGCATCCAGAAAGACAACCCTCTCACCAAGGTGAATCTCTACAAGAAGGAAATATTCGACCTTTATTGCCCGAGGCTTCAGAAGGGAAATGGCTGGGCCGCGATCACGGCCGGCGTCATCTTCCCTTTCGCTCGAACGAACGAGGTGAAGAAGCTCTTCGAGCAATTCCTCAAGTCGACGTCCGGTGACAGCTACGCGAGGTACCAACCGGTGAGCGGGATCGAGGAACTGTCCTCGAGCGATGTGGAAGCGATCTTCCCAGAGGCATCGCGAACGGGTTCCAGAGTGATGTCGGAAGATCGCGCGCAAGGCTTGCGCGGTTGGTTGGTCGAGCCAGATTTTGCCTCGACACAGAGGAAACCCTTGGTTCTGGACCGCAACCAACGCTCTCTGGCCGAAACTCGCACCGAGACGGGCTACCGCAGGGTCAAAGGGCCGGCTGGGTCTGGAAAGTCATTGGTGCTTGCCGCCCGCGCTGCGAGATTAGCAAACGAGGGGAAGTCCGTTCTCGTTGCCACCTTCAACATTACTCTTTGGCACTACCTACGCGACCTCATCGTTCGTGATCTGGAGGCTCCTCACTGCCTCAGGAACATCCAGTTCACGCACTTCCACCTCTGGTGCAAACATGTCTGCTACGAGGTTGGATGGGAGCATCGTTATGACGACCTCTGGAAGTCGGTTCACTCGGATGGACGTAAAGAAGATGTTCTGAACGTCGCGCTTCCGCGTTTGGCGGAAGAAGCGGTCAATCAGCCCGGCGCGAGCAGGTATGACGCAGTCTTGGTTGACGAGGGGCAGGACTATCGCCCGCTCTGGTGGAACGTGCTACGTCAGGCATGCAAGGCGGATGGTGAAATGCTGCTGGTCGCTGACGCGACCCAAGACGTGTACGGCACCGCAAAGGCGTGGACCGATGATGTCATGAGGGGCGCTGGATTCCCTGGTGGGCGCTGGGCCCAAATGAATGTCAGCTACAGGCTACCGCCGGACGCCTTGAACCTTGCACGAAAGTTCGCTGAGGCCTTTCTTCCAAAAGAAGCCATTGATCTCCCGGAGCCGGAGCAAGGATCACTTGACCTCTATCCGTGCCACCTTCGCTGGGTGCAGTGCGATTCAGAGAATGCGGAGAAAACTTGCTCTGACGAGATACTGTCCTTGATGCGCAAGACCGGAAAGAATGGCTTGGCCAACGCGGATATCACCATGCTAGCCGGCGATATGAAGTCTGGCGCCGCAGTCGTGGAGCGTCTATCGGAATACCGCATTCATGCAGTCGACACCTTCGGAGAAGATCATCGTCGCCGGAAAATGGGCTTCTACATGGGCGACGCTAGGCTTAAAGCAACGACCTTACACAGCTTCAAAGGATGGGAATCTCGCTTACTCGTTGTCTACGTTACTGAAGCTGCGCATGCTGAGAGCTTGGCGTTGGTATACGCTGGATTGACCCGGCTTAAGCGGAGCCAAAAGGGGAGTTGGTTGACTGTCGTATGTTCGGCACCGCAATTGCAAAACTACGGCGAGACGTTCCCGGATCACAGATCCTTGGTGGGCACAGGCCAATTGATCGAACAGACGAGATAAGGGGAGCGCCTTCGGCCGCAACAAGGCCTGAGTAAGGCCGCCTGCCTTGCCAATCTATCGCGACGCACCTCATTTCGTTCCCAAACATTCCCAATAGCTTGAGGGTTCGTTTCGGGCGATTCTGTCGCCCATGCGGACCTTCCTCCATCGCCTTCTCGGCCTCGCGCGGGCTCGCGGCTTCGACGCTGCGGCTGGCGGGCGGCGTTGGGAAGGGGCGCGGACGGTCGACGGGCTGAACGCCGCGATCCTCGCGGGCGCGACCACGGCGGCGCGGCGGGCCGGGTGGTATGCGCGCAACAACCCGTGGGTTGCGGCGGCGGTGGACAGCCTGGTCGGCAATGTCGTCGGCGCCGGGATCAAGCCGCAATCCACCCATCCCGACCGGGCGGTGCGCGAGCGGCTGCAGGCGCTCGGGCTGCGCTGGACCGATCACGCCGCCCCGGACGGGCTCGCGGATTTCTACGGGCTGCAGGCCATGGCGGTGCGCGCGATGGTCGAGAGCGGCGAGAGCTTCGCCCGGCTGCGCGTTGCGAGCGACGCCGCCAGCATCCCCCTGCACCTCGAGCTTCTGGATCGCGAGCAGGTTCCCATGGACCTGCACCGCGAGATCGGCGGCGGGGCGCGGATCCGCGCGGGCATCGAGTTCGATGCTGCCGGTCGCCGGGTCGCCTACCGGGTCTTGTCCTCCCGCCTAGGCGATCCTTTGGGGTCTCTCCGCATGGACCCGCTCCGCGTCCCCGCCGCCGATTGTCTGCACCTGTTCAAACCGCTCGCCGCCGGTCAGCTGCGCGGCATCACCTGGCTCGCGCCGGTGCTGCTACGGCTGCACGAGCTCGACCAGTTCGAGGACGCGGCCCTCGTGAAGGCCAAGGTGGCGGCGCTGTTCACCGGCTTCATCACCGATCCCGACGGCACGGCGGGCGGGCTCTCGGGCAGCAACACCGGCGGCGCGCTGACCGTGGGCATGGAGCCGGGCAGCCTGATCCCGCTGCCGCCCGGCACCGACATCCGTTTTTCCAACCCGACCGAGCACGACGCCTACGCGCCCTTCGTCAAGAACCACCTGCGCGCTGTCGCAGCGGGGCTCGGACTGCCCTACGAGCTCGTATCGGGCGATCTGGAGGGTG